TCCTTCTGGTTCCACATATATTTATCTAGGATCTCACCATCCTGAAAGACAAATACCAGGGGGGTTATTCTGATGTTCGAATCAGCTGCCAGATCTCGTTCCTTGTCGATGTCTACTCTGAAGATTGGTAGATCCGGAAAGGTGGTGGTTAGTTCGGTGAAATACTTATTACCTAATACAGATTGGGAAGAAGAGAACAGTACGACTGTCCTCCCCTTCCCTGTTTGTTCGGCGAATGTTTCTTTGGTCAGATACATTTTTGCATTAGCAGATCTTATCAATAAAACTTCTCACGATGGCCTGCTTCTCCTTTGTGCTCTTATTGGAAGACATATAAGAAGTATTTATATCTTCGATTGTGGTAGCAGACTTTATCCCATCACCCTTCTTGTCTTTGAAACATACGGGGTCGATAAAATAGGTCTCATCATATCCCAGCAACTTGGCAGTATCTATTGAAGCTAATCCCGTATCAGGATTGTTGATATAGCTACGACCATTCCATATTTGTTTGATCTTAGGTGTGATGTAGAAATTGACTACATTGACATAGGGGACTCTCTTCTTCATAAGTTCTAGGATGGCCATCGGCACAGTATAGGTCGAATAGCTTGGGAACTTACTATGATGATTCAGAGTCTTCTCAATAGTATCGAAGGATACCTTCATCTTGGTTTTGGGATCAAATACTGAACCCTGATAGGAAAAAAAGTCATGACCATCGCTGTCCCCACCATCAGTGAGGAACACCACATTGACAACCTCTGATCCATTCTCCTTCTTCATCTTATTGACCACAGCCTCAAGACAAAGACACGCAGGAGCCAGAGCAGTTCCAGACAAATAGAAGTATTTATTATGTTGGATCTGACCCGAGACAATCTTATTGAACATGGTATTATAGTCTTTAATCGACATCTGAGGAGAAAATAATTCAATCAGGTGAAATGGTTGATACATCCCAACTTTATGTTCCTCAGCAATATCTACCTTGTAGCCATACCAGTTTGGGTTCTTACCTAAACCTGCTTGGTCACTGAATCCATACACACTCACAGGAATTCTAGAGTTCCGGCAGAACGAAACCAGTTCCAAAACCTGAACCAGACACGATTTGAACACTGCACGCATCGAGCTTGACATATCCAGGAACACAACCAGACCATGATTCTTACCTTTAAATTTGATCTGACCTGTCATGAAGATCTTGTCGTCGAACTTATAGTTGGTGAGTTTATTCATATCCAACTTACCAGATCGGAAGTTCAGAGTCTTCTTGTATTCGGAGGCCTTCTTTCTCATCTCGAAGATCTTGGAGTAATAATCAATGGTAGACTTCCGAGTCTTGTTGAATGATTTCAGCGAGGAGGAAATATTAAAGTCGATAGGTTCGATATCCTCGTCATCTTCATCTTCAGGATTCGAAGAATCTACAACCGCACAGTTAAATTCGTCTAAGACTGTCTTGTAGGAAATGATAATTTTCTTGAGATCGATCTCAGGAATATATTTCGTCTCAGCATCATATTTAATCTCATCCTGAGTATTTTTGAGAAATTCTTCTTTGTCTTTCTCTAACTTATTGCTACCATAGTTGGACTCGAATGAGTCTTTGCTAGACGGATCTTCTCCACCTTCAGACTCTTGGTCCCCTTCAGATTCCGAGCCACCTTCAGATTCCGAGTCACTTTCAGATTCCGAGCCACCTTCAGATTCCGAGTCACTTTCAGATTCCGAGCCACCTTCAGATTCGGATTTCTTATTACCTTCGGATTTCTTATTTTCGTGTTCTTCTTTACAATATTGATACACTTCTTTACTAAGAGCAATCACATCTTCGAATGTGACAACGGCATCAATCTTAGTGACGAAGTGATCAAACATCTTGTGTTTGGTGAAGTCAACTTTACCAGGAATCTTGTAGTGCCAGTTGATCTGATCGATGATATTTCCCAGCAGAGTCGTCGTCTCATCTATGCAGAAGATACCACGTTCGAAGAGTTCTTCATAGCCGAAGTAGAATGTCTGTCTCATTCCAGGATATTTGGTTTTGACCTTGCGCTCGATACGAGCATCCTCGATCACATTAATTATATTCCGGAATACATTCTTACTACCCTCGAACGCATCTGTTTCAGTCATCCAAATATCTAGAGGAGTATACAGAGCATGTCCGATCTCATGACCGACGATCATTTCTTCTTCGACCGTAGAGAGATTCTTCCAGTTAGGAATGATGAGACGACGATATTGTAGATCGAAATATGCAGTCGGAGCATTCTTTTGAATTACATCGATGTCTTCACCAGCCATCAGCTTGGCGAGTTTCTCTGTGTGTTCTCTTAACATTTAAGATCTCCGTTAACTACAAAACTATTGTACCTTATGCTGCGAGAGAAGTCAACAACTATTCTGAAACCACGGCATCATCCGAGACCACGGTATAACCCGAGACCCTAGCATCACCAGAGACCACGGCATCACCAGAGACCACGGCATCACCAGAGACCACGGCATTACCCAAGACCACGGCATTACCCAAGACCTGAGCATTACCCGATATCTCGGTATTACCCCGGACCCTAGCATTACCCGAGACCCTAGCATTACCCGAGACCCAGGCCGCATCCAAGACCCAGGCCGTACCCGAGACCTGGGCATTACCTGTGATCTCGGCCTTACCAGAGACCTTGGCATTATCATAGACCATGGCATCTGGCCCAACCCAAGCTGTGTCGGCCACGAAGGCTGTGTTCTGGACCCAGCCCCCACCATTTGAATGCTGGTGCCAGGTATCCAAAGTGGCATCAGGGAAAGTTAGTTTCAAGATTTCTAGTGTCATATCGTTTCAATCAAACCTTATGTAACTATTGTACCTTATGCTGCGAGAGAAGTCAAGAAAATAATTCCCTTTAGAATCAACAAAAATATACTGTTGAAATTTTAGTTGACATCTCTCCAAGGATCCGCTATACTGGGTTCATATGAAACGCAGATTGAATCCGATGCAAGAGTTTATCGAAGATGTGCAGGCAGCCTTTCCTGACAATCAGGAGTATCTGACTCGCAGCCAATTGATTCAGGTCTTCGAGTTCACTGGTAATGCCTCGGGTTATCAGCAGTTTTGTAAGACTCCTGAATATAAAATTTCTCGTGGTCTGTATAGGACATCCTCTCCTACTACCAAGGACACCAAAGTTGAAATGAACATTGTATCTAAACGACAACAGGCCACCGAGCCTACCCCTGTTATTAATGTGGCTCTCACTCCAAAGTGTGATAAGAGTCTGGTGCCTGCGTCAGACCCAGACTTTGTGGCATTCGGCGATTATCGTATTGTATATAATCTGATGAAAGCCAACTCATTCTTTCCGGTGTATATCACTGGTGAGTCTGGCAATGGCAAGACCAAGATGGTATATGAAGCATGTGCCAAGGCCAAACGAGAACTCATTCGTGCCAACATCACAGAGGTGACTGATGAGGACGATCTGATTGGTGGCTTCCGACTGGTTGATGGTAATACTATCTGGCAGGACGGTCCTGCAATCGAAGCAATGAAACGTGGTGCCGTGCTGTTGCTGGACGAGATCAATCTTGGGTCTCCCAAGATCATGTGCCTTCAGCCAATTCTTGAAGGCAATGCTATCTATATCAAGAAGACCAACGAATTGGTTTATCCTGCTGCTGGATTTACTGTGGTTGCCACAGCTAACAGCAAGGGTAAGGGATCGTCTGATGGTCGATATATGGGTAGTAATATTCTCAATGAAGCCTTCTTGGATCGCTTTGCCATCACAATTGAACACGACTATCCTTCGACTGTGGTGGAAACCAAGATTCTGAATTTGATCCTCGCCAAGAATAAGGTCACTGATAAGGATACATTAGAATTTGTTCCTCGGCTCATTGAGTGGGCTGCGGCGATTCGCCATACCTTCAAGGAAGGTGCTATTGATGAGATCGTAACTACTCGTCGCCTGATTCATATTCTGAACTTCTACATCTTCGGTGGAACCAAGAATCGTATGAAGGCCATTGAATATTGCATCGCTCGATTTGATGATGAGACCAAGGTATCCTTCAAGTCTCTGTATCAGAAGTTCGATGCTACTATTGGGATTGCTGGTCAGGAACTTCCTGTGGAGTCCGATGTTACGTTTGGACCAGGGGAGCCTACTTTCTAATTCCAATTAAAGAACGAGCTACTGAACTTGAATTTCTACTATACTTTTACCAAAATGCTGACTTTGGGCCAGCAGATGTTTATATTCGTTATGGCTTGAAGGAAAATTTCAAGGAAGATACAGATAAGGAGTTACCAGAAGGGTTCGACGACGAAGAGTAGTAAAAAGGGATCGGGGAAACCTGATCCCTTTTTCTTTGGATCTAAATAAAAACAGGAGTCATTATGCCAACATATGAGTATCGTTGTTCCGATTGTGACCATGAATTTGAGAAGCAATTGAAAATGGCCGAGCACAAGTTACCCGAGTCTCAGCCATGTCCTGCCTGTGCCCAATCCAAAATCAAACAGTTTGTAACACAAATGAATCTTGGAGATTCTGTAAGGCTTGGTGTATCCAAAGTCCCCTCAGACTTCAATAAATTTGTTCTTGATAGGATTCGCACAGGACACCCACGTCATACGATGGGAAACCCAAAGGCTCCCAATAATATTAAAGAGATCTAGAAAAGAGATTGCCTATGTCCACAAAACGCCCAGCATCCCCCAAGTCTCAGACTCGTACAAAGAAATCATTAGAACCCAAGATGGATAATAGTTTCAAACTAAAATCCATCATTCCTCTTACCGATACCCAGAAGAAGATCTTCAATGAATTTGATTCGGCGAAGAATCTGGTTCTGATGGGAACTGCCGGAACAGGAAAGACCTTCTGTTCTATGTATCTGGCATTGAAATCCATCGTCGATAACAAGACTAATAATGGCCCCAATAAGATCCTGATTATCAGATCCGTGGTTTCTTCCAGAGATGTTGGGTTTCTCCCAGGAACATTGAAGGAGAAGTTATCGGTCTATGAGGCACCCTACAAGGCAATCTTCTCTGAGTTGCTGGGGCGAGGCGATGCTTGGGAAATTATGAAGACCAATGGTATTGTAGACTTCGTATCTACTTCGTATCTACGAGGAACCAGCATCAATGATTCATTTATTATTATGGATGAATTTCAGAATTGTAACCTGAGCGAACTTGATACTATCATGACTCGTGTCGGTAAGAATTCTCGAATGATCTTCTGTGGGGATCTAGAACAGACGGATCTTCTCAAGAGTCGATTTGATGTGACAGGTCTACCAAAATTTGTGTCGATCATAGAGCAGATGAAAAGTTTTAATATCGAGGAGTTTGGTGTAGAGGATATTGTCAGATCTGGAATCGTGAGAGAGTATATTCTCGCAAAGAGATCCTTGGGTATTGGTTGCGTGCTGGAATAAGAAAGTGGTATAATAATAGTAGTGATGAGAAAAATATTTAATCATTTAGAGTTGAGGCTTCCGGAACTGGAAGCCTCAATAGGAGCGAATGGAAAACGAATTTATACTACACCTAATGGCAAGAAGTATCTGTCTGTTACTTCTGTTCTCAGTGTCCTTTCTAAGGACTCAATTGCGGCCTGGAGGAAAAGAGTAGGAGACGAGGAAGCCAACCGTGTCTCAAACAGAGCCACCACACTGGGAACCACTATTCATAAGATCACCGAAGACTACATCAATAATGTAGAAGACTACTATGGTGATGTGGGTTTCTATGAGAAAATGATCTTCTCGTCGTTCCAAGAATCTCTAAACCGGATTGATAATGTGATGTGCCAAGAGGTCGCACTGTATTCGGATCTACTTCAGGTTGCTGGTCGAGTGGATTGTATCGGATTCTTTGATGGAGAACTATCAATCATTGACTTCAAGACTGCAAATAAACTCAAAGACGAAGAAGATATTCTGAGTTACTTCATGCAGTTAACCATGTACTCTCTTATGTTCGAGGAGATGACAGGGATAGTTATTCCCAGTATTGTTATTCTGATGATCACCACATCAGGAGATCGATTGGTATTCAAGAAGAAACGCAAAGATTATTATAAGCCAGTGAAGGATTTATTAGATGACCATAGAAGAAATATCTCAGATAATAACTGCTGATCTTAAAATCGACCGCATGAATTTAGTTGATGAATCGTCTCGCACACCCAATCTATTCACCAAGTACCTTGCCATGTTCCAAGAAGAAAAGCTCAAACTCAAAGCTGCAAAGAGAAAATACTTCTCCTTGTATAAGTCTCGACGTGAATTTTATCTTGGGACTGCGCCAGAGGAAGACTATAGAGAAGAAGCCAATGAGAGAAAGGTTCTGCGTCAGGACGTAGAGATCTGGCTGGATGCTGATAATAAATTACAAAATCAACAAGACAAAGTATCCTATCAGGAATGTATTGTTGATATGTTGGAGCGCACCATGAAAGAAATAAACTCTCGCACATTCCACATCAAAGAAATGATTGCGATGATTAGATTCGAGAGTGGCGGGTAGACTCCTAAATACAATGTGAATATTTTCCTTAAACAATTAGATAATGTGTTTTGCCGAGTCGAGGCAGAGCCTCATATTCTACAGGAGTTGTCCGAAATATTCACATTTGAAGTTCCGAATGCAAGATTTATTCCTTCGGTCAGAAGTAGACGATGGGACGGTAAGATTCGTCTACTTCGCCGAGGGACCAACAAAATATATATTGGTCTCTGTAAATACATCGAAGAATACGCCAAAGAAAACTCCTACACCTTCAGTAAGGATTTTGAGATCACTCAAGATCCGCAACCTCTTAATTTCTCCAAGTGGTTCTACAATGGAGAACAAATCCATCCTCACAACCATCAACTGCTGGCAATCTTTGCTGCTGTCAAGAACAAACGACAGATCTTCCTATCACCCACTGGCTCAGGCAAATCCCTAATCATCTATACAATTGCAAGGAATCTTCTTTCTCAGGTTAAGGGGAAGATACTTGTGATGGTCCCGACCACATCCCTCGTCGAACAGATGTACTCTGACTTTGAACAATATGCTGGCACTGACTGGAATGTCGAGAAGAACACTACCAGAATATATTCCGGAATGGTTCGAGAGGACAAGAGAATTGTAATCTCTACCTGGCAGTCCTTATATGATAAACCTGCTTCATACTTCGATGACTATAATGTTGTGATTGGTGACGAGGCCCATCTATACAAGAGCAAGGAGATCTCGGCACTGCTGGAGAAACTGGTCAATTGTGAGTACAGATATGGATGTACTGGCACCCTAGACGGCGAGAACTGTAATCAATTGATACTTGAAGGACTATTTGGTCCTGTGTTCAATGTAATATCTACCGCTGATCTAATAGAATCAAAACATCTTTCGAATTTTAAGATCAAATGTTTTGTCATCAAGTATCCGGATGAAGTTAAGAAGGCTAACAAGGATAATGAATATGAGGATGAGGTTCAGTTCCTAATCAATAACGATAAGCGGAATAAGTTCATCGCCGATCTTGCTGTGAATACCCGAGGCAATACTCTGGTGTTATTCTCCAGAGTCGAGTCTCACGGTATGAAGTTATACGATCTCATTAAGCAACGTACTCAGAGACCAGTACATTTCATCTATGGTGGGACCGACACTAATATTCGAGAAGACATTCGAAAGAGTGTTGAACTGGCCGAAGATTCTATCATGGTTGCATCCTCTCAGATATTTTCCACAGGGATTAATATCAAGTCTCTGGCCAACATCATATTCTCTCAGCCTTCCAAGTCCAGAGTTCGAACTCTTCAGTCTATCGGTCGTGCCCTTAGAATCTCTGCCAAGAAAGAGATTTCTACCATCTTTGATATCTCGGACGATCTTACCTGGAAAGGCAAGCCGAACTACACTCGAAATCATTTTGTCGAACGTATCCGGATTTATACCGAAGAAGACTTCAAGTATAGCATTAAAGAGATTGATCTTGATACCTTGTATGGAACACCTCCATTACCTGTACTATAGTATATCACGTAACTACATTTAATATTATAGCGGCTTTCTAGCCAAAAGTCAAGCATTACCTGATTAAAAAATCTTAATCATTATAACCCTTTACTTTTCACTCCAAACGAGGTATACTAAATGAGTAGTCGGAAAAAGGAAAAGTTGATTATGAATTTTGGTCTAAGCGTAGAACAACTCATAGAAGACGTAGAAGGCATCGTCAATAGACATCGGATGAACTACATCGACGCAATTGTCTTCTATTGTGATAAGAACAAGTTCGATGTCGAGTCTTTGGCCGCATTAATTCCCTCCTCTCTTCGTTCCAAGGTCGAAGAATCTGCTCGTCAAACTCGGATGCTGAAGAAACAGTACTACAAGATTACTACTCTTCCCATCTAGTATATGACAAAGAAATCAAGATTAAAACGAATTGTGTACTCTGGGTCTGGGTCTGGGTCTTGGGCTAGGTCTTGGTCTGGGTCTGGGTCTTGGTCTTGGTCTTGGTCTGGGTCTGGGTCTGGGTCTTGGTCTGAGTATCGGTCTTGGTCTGGGTCTGGGTCTGGGTCTAGGTCTGGGTCTGGAAAATGACTATGTCAACGCAGGAACGAGCCTACCAATATTACAAATATTATGTTGAGATGAAACTTCATTTCAACTCTCAGTCATTCGACTTCTTCCGAGGCCACGGCACACGATCATCTCCCAAGGCATTCGTAGTACGAAAGGATCGATACTTCTTTGAGAAGATGGCATCGGTATTCAATGTTGAGAAGTATCTTGATAAGTTGTTGATTGCTGCCAAAGAGAAGAAGAACTTCTACATCCGAGATGTGATGACTCCGGATAATGAGAAGAAGTATCTGAAGACCAAGGGTTATGTGGAAGCCTTTGATCGTACATTCGAGAAAGAGGTCTCTGATGTCGTGACGTATTGTATCAAGAACAAGGTGACAAAGAAGAGATTACTGGAAGGTGATGATGAAGACAAACCCATTATATATAATCTTCTCAAACAGAATGTTGTATCCTACGAAACCTTCATCTGTCTGGATAAGTTATATGATGTGACTGATAGACTGGCCAAGTTTTCTCTGGATCCTCTGGTAAATGAAACCACATTTTTCATAGATAAATACAAACCATTCTTTTCAAAGCATATTCCAAAGCGAGAACGTCTCATAAATATTATCAGTAACACCCTTGACTTGATGAACTGAATGTAGTATACTTGTTATGGGTGGTAACCTTATGTAGATGTAAATAGCGACTATCAAAACTTACTCAATTCTAGCATAGATGTATAGCAAACAGGAGAACAAATATGAATTTCAAAGACCTTAAAAAAACAAGCAGTGCAAATATCAATCAGCTTATTACCGAAATGGATAAGCTATCTAGTACCAAGTCATATATTGACGACCGTTACTGGACGCTGCCTCTTGATGAGAAGACTGGTAATGCCACAGCACTCATTCGATTCCTTCCGGTAGCAAAGGACAACAACATTCCCTGGGTGTCTCTATTCTCCCACGGGTTTCAGGGTCCTGGTGGATGGTACATCGAGAACTCTCTCACCACGCTGGGTCAGCCTGATCCGGTTTCAGAAACCAATTCTGAACTTTGGAACACAGGTATTGATGCCAACAAGGATATTGTTCGCAAGCGTAAACGCAAGCAGCATTTCATTACAAACATTCTTGTAGTATCTGATCCTCGCAATCCTAAGAACGAAGGCAAGGTATTCCTATATAAATTTGGAAAGAAGATCTTCCAGAAGATTCAGGATGCTCTGAAGCCTGAGTTTGAGACCGACAAGCCTATTGATGTGTTTGATCTTTGGAAGGGAGCCAACTTCCGACTCAAGGTTCGCAAGGTCGAAGGATATCCTAATTATGACAACTCATTCTTCGAGGGGGTGTCTCCGATCTGTGAAGGTGATGAGTCTAAGATGGAAGCGGTCTGGACTTCTGAGTATGATCTGAAGGAAATCGTTTCTCCGAAGAACTTCAAGACATATGACGAACTCAAGACACGAATGAATCGTGTACTGGGTAACACGGCAAAGGCTGGTCCGACTGCTGAAACGAAGCCGACGATTCGAGAATCTGCTCCAAAGACCAAGTCCGAGGATGCTCCTTGGGCGGCACCTGAAGCTTCGGGTGACGACGAGGATGATGCCTTGGCGTACTTCAAGGGTCTAGCAGACGACTAGAACTATTTTCCCTTTAGAATCAATGACTTGCAGAGATGCCTTGCATCTTGTTGATTCTAAAGGGAATTCTTTTGTTGACTTCCTTGGCTGGATACGGTACAATAGTTCTATGAAAACTATTATTGAACGATTGAAAGTGGACTTAGAACGTCGCAAGAACTATCGTCGTCTCTCCTACAATGAGAAACGAATCAAGGATGCTGAGGTGGAAATGTATCATTCCTATGCTCGGTGGCAATCTTTGATTGCGGCAAATGATGCGTCCATCAAAGCCAAGGAAGAGATCACCGGATTGGTCCAAGACACCTATACTAAATTTGGGATGACCAACTTCAATGGATAACACCAAAGGTATCATACTTATATTACTCTATGTAGTATCTTGCTTCTTTTGGTATCGTACAGGAAAATGTCGAGGAGAAATTAAAATGAGGGATAAATTGGAGAGGGACATTCTCTATGTTGAATCTCTGATGATAGCAGCCGAAAAACAAAGAGGTGGCGACATTGCAGGATAACTATAATGATTTGGTGTATTATAATTACCTTATCGGTATGTCTATTGAGGAAGTATCAAAAGATCTCACAAACTGTAGGATTCCGTGGCGTATTTCATCAAGTGAGGGTCATCCAGCAATGCTCACCTGCGATTTCAACCCGGTTCGTGTCAATCTACAAGTCCAGAATGGTATTGTGACACGAGTGAAGTTTGGATAAAAATTACTTGACTTTTGTTTGGTAGTGCGCTATAATAGTAATGTAGTCGATTGAAAGGATAAAATATGAATACATCAAAGACAAATCGTACCACTCGTAATCGGACTCAGGCAGAAAAGGTATACACCTATCTCAATGGTGGTGATAGTGATCGGACTCTGACTGCACGTCAGGCTAAGTCTCGATTTCAGGTGAAGAATCTTCGAGCCGTCATCAGCGACATCAGATATATGGGTATTGATGTTGTGACTGAAATGCGGGAGTCTCGGACCAGCAAAGGCTCAGGCCCTGTGGCATTTTACTCTCTGGGTCTAGACAACTAAATTCAAGGAAGGAAGGATACTTATATGGACATGTTTCATATGGACATTTTGGAATTGACCCCTGAATTGACCCCTGACAACCGTTTGAATGCTGTGAAGTTTCCTACACAGAAAGAAAATAAGTATCCTCCTGTGGTATTTGAATATAATGAAGATCAATTTCTGGATATTGCGAAAACCTATATTGCCTCAACCTATACCCAACACTATGTGGGAAATCGAGACGCCTCTCAGGTAAAGCCAATCCAGGTAATTGATCTGCTGGTCAGCACTGGTCACGCAGAATCCTTCTTCCTTGCAAACGCCATTAAATATCTTGCTCGATATGGGAAGAAAGACGGAAAGAGCAAGAAGGATCTGCTGAAGACCATTCACTATGTTTGTCTGTTGTTGAATCTGAATCATAAAGAAGATCATACAAATGAAAAAGGTTTATAATAAAGTAGATGCTCGAAATGAAATTGTGAAATGCCTTCTGACAGGACCAACAATGGTCCTGTTCGAGAAGAAGGATGGATCGGTTAGGAAGATGATCTGCACTCTTCATCATAAGTTGATTCCTGCAACCAAGGAAAAATTGAATGATATGTCTCGGAACCCTGTGAGAAGCGATGCTGCAATCGCTGCATATGATCTGGAAAATGCAGGATGGCGTTCCTTTCTTGTAGACAAAGTTAAATTCTTTGAACAACTCAAACCGAACACTCCAACTGTATAAAGGATAATGATATATGGCCACACGCTGGGAACGAACCTCAGAGAAGTCTCCGGAGATTGTAGAAGTCGATAAGAAACAGTTGATTGAGGATTCAGAAGATAATGATCCGGAACTGTGTCAAACGTTTGCTATCAATGCATTGGAAGGGTTGTTTGCTTTTGATGGGGTCGTTGATGACTATGATTTCAATACCACGGTCTTCTGTCTATTCATCGAGTGTATTCATATTCTTTCTTCCTGTGATTGGAAAGCCGATGAACTGAAGAAGGAAGTTGATAATCATATTGACTGCAAGGAAGACAAAGACGAAGATGAATAAGGTATATTGTAGTGATTGTAAACATTTAACTAAGAAACACGAGTGTGCTCATCCTAACAACATTGAACTCAGGTCTTCTTGGTATACTTCTAAGATTGTGCTGTATAATTCAGAAATGAACAAACCCCACCTGAAGAATATGAATAATGATTGCGACCTGTTCAAACAAAAATCGATGTGGCAATCATTCAAAGAATGTTTCGATCATGTTATCAGCGCAGTCATATGATACCTCAATACTCTGGACCTGGTCGAAGTGGTATCTGTGTTTGCGGACATTCGTGGGAGTCCCACCATCGAATGATTGTTATGAACAAAGAATATTATGAGACCACCCAGGAAGGATATGTCTTGGGTGAATGCTGTTTCTACGGATTCAATGAGGCAGGTGGCTTGATGCCGGATGATAATGGGGAATGGCAACCTCATTGCTTTGGGTATCAGGACCATAAATAGTATTGATAGTGTTGATACAATCTGAATACCGATCAAGACCCGTGGGCAGGACACGGCAGATCCACCATACATATGGGTCTGACATAGTATCGATTGGCGGAAATAAGTGCGAGTAGCTATCCGTGAAGTACTCACGTTAATCAGAACAAAACAATAACGGCCAAAGCGAAAGCTAAGACCATGTCTGCTCGTGGCTAAACACCACTAACGACTGAGTTCGCCACCACTTGGAAACAGAACGGTGGCACTAATTTCCTAAGGAATCCCTCCTCACCTAAATATTGGTGAAGGAGGGATTTTCAACATGCGTCTGAATCTAACAGAGTTAAATGGGGAAGCAGCGGTACTACATAAATTTCTCCGGGACCGACTGGTGTCCCAGGACGAAGCTGTCAAGGAAGTTTGTATTGGATTCCAAAAGGCATTCTCCGACCTGTGTCCTGAAGAGAAGCCACTTGGTATCTTCTTCTTTGCCGGACCCACAGGTACTGGTAAGACCAAGATTGTATATGATATTGCCAAATACTTCGACACCAAACCATTGGTTGTAAATTGTGGAGAATTCCAGTCATCCTATGACATCTCCAAGCTGGTAGGATCTCCTCCCGGATATATTGGCCACAACGAAACCAAACCTGTGTTCTCTCGTGAACGAGTAGAGTTGAAGGGCAAACCCACCATCATTCTATTGGATGAAATTGAGAAGGCGTCCTCGGCATTCTTCAACATCATGCTGGGAATTTTTGATAAGGGAACTCTATCCATCGGCGACAATACTGATGTGGACTTCTCTACCTCATTCATATTCATGACATCAAATATTGGTATCAATAATATTGAGAAAAAGACTGCTAAGTTTGGTTTCCATGAGATGATAGTGGAGCAGAAGCAGAAGGAATCTGCAATCAAGGCATCGATGAAGAAGAAGTTCTCTCCTGAATTTCTGAATCGTCTCGACAAGACAATCGTATTCAGTAACCTGACCAAGGCGGATTGTAAACAGATTCTGGAGTTGGAACTCTATGATGTACAGAAAAGAATGTCTAAGTCTGATGAGAAGAAGATCATGTCGGTGATCAGTGATACGGCAAAGGATAGATTGATTGAGGTGGGATACTCAGAGGAATATGGTGCGAGGTTCTTGAAGAGGGCACTGGAAACTCATGTGGTCAACCCGCTAGCCAATGCTCTATCACATCCGGATGTTCAGGAGAATGATATTATTTTTGTGGACTATGTTGACTCAGAGTTTGTATTCGAGAAGAAAAATAAAACAATGAAGGCAGGGTCCAATCGGTTGGGATTCCAACTCGGGCAGACCCTTATCCCTAAACGAGTTTAGAGAAACCATTGAGTTTTGCAAACTTCAAAGTATTTTGAAATTTGTCGGCCACCTGGTCCCCACGATGAGAAATAATAAACACATTGGTGTTTTCCGAAATGGTATCGAGTATCCCGATGAAGTCGTCGATGCCATTTCCATCTAGGGATGAATCAAAGATCTCATCAAGGATCAACAAGTTTGTGTTGGTCGAGTTCTTGGACTTGGCAATCTCTCTCCAAGCAAACAGGATGGCAAGATCGATACGAAGCTTCTCTCCTTCTGAGAATGATGCATAGGTGAACGATTCTTTGTTGGCCTGTTTAATGACTTCGGAGAAGTTCTCATCAAGGGTGTAGGAAACGTAGAAGTCCATCAGGTGCAAATACTTGTTGATGAGTTTGTTCATTGCAGGAAGATAGTGCTTGATGATCTTCGTTTTGATTCCATCATCCTTCAACAGAATGGCTGCAATGGAATGTTGATGTTGATTCTCCAGCAGAGTATCTCGTTCATCAGTCAGCTTCAGATGATCGCCTACCAAAGCCGAATAATCTTCCTTATTCTTCTTGATGTTATTCTGCTTCTCCTCTGTTAATTTTATATTGTCTTCGGAGATGCGTTCAATATCCTTGGTCAGGTATTCAATATCAACCTCTAACTTACGGATCTTGGTATTGATCAGATCGATCTCATCAACTAGTTCCATATGACCTGCCAGATCATTCTTATAGTGAGAGATCTTTTCTGATAGATCAGCCATGGCTTCTACATACTTAGCGATCTTAACACTCTTATCAGAGAGATTGGTACTCTTGAATTCCTCATCAATTTCCTGCTTACAAGTTGGGCAGTTGTCATTGCTATTCAGGAATTCAACTTCCTTGTAGAGTGACTTATGCTTTGTAGATAGTGTGGTATGAAGAGTTTCTACTTCTCGGATCTTGGCTTTGGTCTTCTGAATGATCTGATCATTGATAATGATGGTAGAGATATCAGAAGACAGGGTCCACATATCCTGATTCCACTCCGCCAACAGAAGTCGTTTCTTATCCAGAGCAATATTATTATCATTGATCTTGGTATCATTACTCTTTTCAGAAGAAGACAGCAGGTGATCTGCCATTCGGATCTTCTCCTTGGATAGATCTACCTTATATGAAGTACCATTGATCTGTTCCTTGGTCTCAGTGATTCTAGACTTGAGTAATCCATTCATCTTGGTAAAGACATCGATGTCAAGAAAGTTCTCTACGATGGCCCGACGTTCTACAGGATTCAGTTTCATGAATGGTTGATATGTTGCGTTACCAATCACCACGATCTGACAAAATGCCTTGTAGGTCATCCTCAGAATATTCTCCTCAAGATACTGCTGATAATCCTTGATAGCAGCATCCTGATGTAACATCTTACCATTCTCATAGATCTCAAAGATGTTTGGTTTGATTCCTCGTGCAATCTTATATTTCTTATTGTTGAGAGAGAATTCGATCTCTACCATACAATCACCGTTGTTGACAGTATTGACTAGCTGAGGTTTGTTGATCTTACGAAATGGTTTGTTGAATAGTCCATAGGTGATTGCATCAAGAATGGTGGATTTACCCGAACCATTCTTGCCTACAATCAGATTAGTCTTGTTCCCAGAAAGAGGGATAGTCGTAAAGGTATTACCAGCAGAAAGAAAATTCTTATAACGAAGAGTCTCAAAAGTAATCATAGATTATTTATGCCTTTAGTGCTTCCATATACAGATTGCACAACAGCTTCTGGATCTCGATTTTCTTGTCTTCTGAAGTAATGATATCAGAATAATCATTCAAAGAACTGTTGAGTAGTGATAGAGTGTCCTCATCAAGAGTAAGTTTTTCTTCTGAAAGGAAGTCCTCATTCACATAGTCTTCCACAATAGAAAGAGATGCAGGTTCAGCCTCATTGATCTTAGCAAGATATCGATCCAGCAGAACCGGATTTGTCTTTTTCTTGACATACACTTTCACAAAGGAGTTCTTGATCTTGGATAGTGTATCCTTGGGAATACCCACATCCCGAAGATCCTTGGCTCCGGTATCATCATAGTAGAACTTCCAGTACATCTTATACGGATTCTCGATGAATTCCGTGGTATCCGTATCGGTATCATAGATATGGAATCCCTTGATATCATCGGCATCCGTAAACATAAGATCCCAGGGACAACCCAGATAATGAATGTTTCGAATAGAATGTTTAGAATGAAAGTGTCCGGTGAACACCGAAGAGAACTTCTCGAATAGATCTGGATTCATTCCATCCTGACAGATCGATCCCTTATGCATCTGGAATCCTGTTAGCGACAGATGTCCCATAACAACCTTGCAAGAAGTGTTCTTGATTGCATCCAGAGTTCTTTGTTCATTCTCTGGTGTGATCCAAGGAAGATACAGAATGCCATTAAAAGGACCAGCAATGTCAACCTCGGTTGGTTCAGAGACGATCCTGAGGTTCTCATATTCCCTTAGAAGTAGATCAGGGGAATTAACATCATTGGTGTTCTTGAAGTATGTGTCGTGGTTACCGATGATCAGATCAATATTAAATCCCTTGGCTCGATTCATAAATGTTCTGGCCCAGGTAAGTGTATTGAAGTTGACGTATTTCCTGCGATCCATCATATCTCCAAGATGGATGATGTTCTGAATCTTTCTTCGTTTCAGTTCAGGAAAGAATATATTATCCAAAAACTTATCAAAATATTCAAGGAACAGAGGATTATCATTACGAACTCCAAAGTGGGTATCAGTAATCAATGCAATTTTCATAGGTTCTCCAATACAAGAAGGAAATATCCCTTATATTAATTATACTATATTTTAAGAGTAAAGTAAAGTGTATGTTAAAAATCCTCCTGCCATGACAGGAGGATTTGATTATACTTGATAGTTAGTTATTTTCGAGATGCTAGATTAGGTTTTGTTTTATGCTTCACCGCCCAATCATTATATTCCGCATCAGTTAGGTTAGTGATATTATTCCAGCTGTGGCCCATCTCATCAACTGTACGATCACCATAACCAACCCACTGGTCGGGATCCGGGTTGTCCTTATTTGCAATAGTATTGTCATAATATGCCGTTACTCTAAGGATAGTTCCACGAGGAAGAACAGGAGCAGATTCATCAGTATAGATATAAGCATTCATCCAATTAAAATTAAATTTATCTACATAATTTATCATTTGAACTTCACCTGTAGGAAGAATTGCTTCAAGCGACATAGCCTTACCACGAAGATGCATATGGGGTTGAAAACTTTCAATTCGACCAGCAGATTTCATAACATGAAATGATTGAGTTTGAGTAATTGAATTCGGAGGAATATCTAGATCAGAATTTGTTGGATATGCAGACAAACTACTTAGACGAACCCGATGCAGTGGCTTGTAACCAACAGGATACAAATATACAGCAAGTTCAACGTGATCTCGAATGGCTTCACCAACTGAGTGATAATGGATGTCCCAACGAATCTTAGATCCAGGAAGAAGCAGCTTTCCTGAATCCGCTCGAAATGCGTCATAGGATTTTCCAATGGCCCATTCCATAAAGAGACCAGGACCAGCAGGACCTCCAACATCAGATGTTGATGCGGACTCAACCTGCTCAAGTTGAGCGAGTGCGTGGTGCGTAATCTTGCGACCGGCAATGGTTCCTGCTCTCATCTCAACTGCTCGTACCCAGCGTTCCTCAGTCACAGGAACATCAGATACAGGCTTCCACCATTCGTCCTGACCGACAGCCTTGACTGTGTAAGGTTCGGACTTCACAACAAAATCGGGTTCCTGGCCAATCACCTTGGCATACTGCCAACCAGATTCATCGGGCCAGACTTTCGCCGCAGCCAGATCTTTCTTGTCGCCCTGAAGAGAACCAGCATCAACCCATTGTACGACGGTTGCAATCTGTTTTTCATTCAGGGAACGATCATTAGCGAACTGCTGAATACCTGTGGTTTTATCAATATGCCACGGTGGCATATTACGGGTTGCCACTCGCTGTTTGATCGACTTCGCCCACGGACGAACTTCTTCGTAGGTGGAGAGGTTCATCGGTGCGCCTTGGCCAGCACGGTGACATGTCTCGCATTTTTCCTGGAAAATCGGTGCGATATCTTTATTATAAGTGGGAACTGTGTCACAGAATGCAGGCAGGCTTAATGCTAGTATTAGATAAGATAAACGAAGATTCATACGAGTGGTACTCCTTCTATGGTTAATATTTATATAATTTTAATTGTCAGTCATCAACAATCCCAAATTAATATCAATTGCGGGATCTTGTTTATTTTTATTCCTAGAGCGATCCATTCGCTCTTCAAATTTAGTGATGATAGATTGTGTGTTCTCGTTGATGATGGACTTCACCAGATCTACGTGCTTCTTCTTTTCATACACATGATTGGTGAACAGTTCATGATGCTCAAAACTTTTGAATTTGATATAAGTTTGTTTTGATTCAAACTGGATCCTTCGCAGGAATGCAAAGAATACAATCTGTGTGAAGTATGAGAATGGATTAGAGGAGATGCTGGGATCAAAGTTGCCCAGATAGTGTAGGCAATTCTCGATACCATCGGATACCATTTCTTCTTTGAATGAGTACCCAGAGAAGTTGGGGCGACGAGCCAGCCCATTGGAAATATCCAGGATAACAGTACCGATGTCATCTGGGATAGGAGGAATGGGTGTTCCATTATCAATGGACAACTGTTTGCGTACCTTGTATTCATCCAAGGATTTGAGAAAAGCCACATTGTCCACGTAATGCTTTTTTGCCATGTTATACCTCTAATACTATTATACCATATATATGTGTGAAAGTAAAGCTTTATTTTCTAGGAAAGTAAGAGGAAACAGCGTTGATTACAACAGTAATAAAGGTTGCAATGCCCACAATAACCCAGGATACTCTCTCGACTTTCTCTACTCTTGATATCAGATCAGAAATAACCTTTGTGGTGTCGTCATGACTCTTCTCTATCATAGAGAACTTCTGTTCATGAAGAGATACAATCTTAGAAATATTATTGATCAGATCCTGGAGCTTATCATTGGTCTGATCCAACTTCGCAATGACCTTCTCGAACTGAGAGATGTCTCGTTTGAGGAGTTCGACTTCCAGAGCAAGGTTGTGGTTATTTTCTGGGTCCATTATTTTGGAGTTCCTAACATAATTTTCATATGAATTTTTCCACCAAGCATACGATTATACCAACCATCATATCCAGGATACTTTCCATTTGGGCCAACCCATTCAACTTTTTTCCCTAGTACATTCTCTACTCGTTTTTGATCATTAACGAATGGAACTTTATATCTAGTGATTAATATATGAGCAATAGTATCTGATGCTTCCCCATAATATCCCGGAGTATTTAATTGTTCTGCTGATATGTCAAGGTAGGCTTGTTTTGCTTCAGGACCACCATCTGAGGCTCCACCCAAAGACTTAAATCCGTGGGGAGTTATTCGGACCCACTTAACAGCATCTGCTTCAGGATCTTGATCGGTGTCTATTGCCCACCAAATTACATTCGTATCATTCCCATCTTTTCCATAAGGAACATCTTTTGGGGAATTGTAATCTGTATGCCCACCAATTTTACTGTATGACTTATCGATCATATCATATAGATTGGCATTCAATTCTGAATCAGGTTCTTGTAGATCTTTATTGTCAATTTCAACCCATTTGTTTTTGTTAGGTTTGGGTTTGAGGGTTGCGAATGATTTAGCTTCTACTGTGGGTGTGGCCCTTCTTGCTATAACAGTTTTCTTCTTCTTGTAACCCAAGGGAGCATCGAATCCACCACCAACAGCAGGAGTACCCAAACCCACAGAGGCCGACCCAGTTTCCTCGTCGGTCTTCATACTCACTCTTTTTGCGTAGTATTTCTTTGCCATTATAGTTCCTTTAGGGTCTGAAGAAGATTATCATCTATGGTAAATCCATTCGGACAAAGTAATACTCCATTAATG